CATGATATATTCCTTGGAAAATTAGACCGTCACCAACTTCCTTTTCGATTTGGTGGCCAAATGGATAGTAATCAGACGGCGGAAAATAGGTTTCACCACCTGTGTATTGGTCATTTAAATATAGAATACAAGTCCATTCCCTTGAAGGTTGCTCTTCACCACTCTCAACTCTCTGTTCTATATTAGGGTCTATGTCTTGTTCTTGATTTGAATAAGTATCTAAATGTGGGTCTTGATATCCACCATTCCACCATCTACATATAGTAGACATTTCAGTGTAAAATGGTTTACCAGTCGCTTTATAGATTTCACCTATACAAGTATTTTCGACCTTTTGAAATAGCGAACGGACATACTCATTATTAATATGTAATTTTCTGATACCTTGGTAGTCTGTATCAGACCCTACGGTTTCTAAATGCCTATGACTGTTGTGCCATCGTATCAGGCTCTGACACTCTTCCTTCGTTAGTATCGGAATCACTTTGTGATTGAACACTTTGGAGTTGTCTAGCAATTTCCATTCTTCGCTCATAATCTAATCGTTTTCTTCTCTCTTTTGGTCTGGCTTTTAATGCTCTTTCTATCTTGAATTGAGATGCTCTTTGTAAAAATATGATACCATTCAAATGGTCTATTTCATGTTGAACACATCTTGCACCAATGCCGTCTAATTGTAATGTATGTTTCTCTCCATCAGAATCTATAAAGTCAAACTCAATAACTTTTGCTCGCTTTATCATTAAGTATATATCGGGGAAAGAAAGGCAGCCTTCTTTAAGTAACTCTGTTTCTTGGGATACTTTTGTAAGTTCGGGATTAAAGAATGCCATAGTCCCTTTATCTGCAGTTCTCATTACAAAACACCTGTATTTCAATCCTAATTGATTTGCAGACAAACCTAGACCACCAAACCTTCCCATTACCTCAGCAAGGTTCTTTTCTATCTCTTTGGGGTCTTCGGGTGGGTTTTCAAAGTCGAATAAGTCTGTGGGTTCTCGTAAGACCTTAGAGGCTTCTTCTATCAATTTGTGCATAATTCTAAGCTAATAAGTGGAAGTCGGGACTACTTATACCATGTGTATCTTTAACATTGTCAATTTCTATTCCAAAAAACTTTAATAATTCCCTGAAAAATTTTCTACCCATACTAGCAATCTTCTTTAACCAAGACCATATCTTTTTCATTGCAGCCTTCAATGCCTTTTCAAAGGCTTTCCATGCCTTTTGTCCCATTTCTTTTGCCCAATCTCCAGCTCTTTTTATAGTATCAAATACACCTTCTTCTAACATGTCTTCTGTTAGGAACTGTGCAAACCCGTCTATATTATTTAATTCACTTAATATAATACTTGTTGCAGTTGTTGGTGTATATTCATCTTTTAATGCAAGTTGGAATGCAGAATAAGCTGCAGAACCACCACCACCTTTCTTAAATGAAACATACGGTTTTAATCTTTCTGCATTTTTTGCTATAACAGGTGAATCAGGATTCTTCATTTCATGATATTCAACTTTCCCACTTAAACTAAATTTTGCAAGTCTGTTTGCAGCTGGGTGTTTGTCTCTACCATCAAACTTTGCAGCCCCAGTAGAAGCTTCATAAAGAACACATCTTGCAAATGTTCCACCTATTTTTTTATCTTTTGCAAATATATCGGTAAGTTCTTGAGATAATTCTCTATTTGCATCGTCTACCTTCTTCCAATTTTGAGTGGCTGCATCTCTGTCACCGTCCTTATATCTTGCCTTTAAGGAACTTGCATTCTCTTTAGAGATTAAGTGTTCCATTTTATTACCCATATTGGTAACAAGAGATTTTGCCCAAGTCTTATCCTCTTCTCCAGCTAATTCAAGTGCAGCGTTGACTATTGCTATTGCTTCTTTCTTTTCAGGAGTAGCTGATCTAGAACCACCTTCTTTCTTTAGTGAAATTCTTTCGGAAAAGCTAGAGTTTGCAATATCAGTTTTTGGTGTAGTATTAGATGCACCAGCATTTTTCCAGTGTTTACCTAATTTTTTAGATAAACCACCCTGACCAGTATGAACTAATTGATTACCACCTACTTTTCCATTAAAACTTTTTGCAACTTTCTTTGCTATGTCATGGTGTTGAGTTCCAAATTTTTCGTAGGTTTCAATAACTTTAGGGTGTGTATCTGTTTTATTTAAATCATTATATTCTTTAATAATTAATTCTTCCCATTCTGCCCCACTTGGTGGTGACCCACTTTCTTTAACATGAGTGAAACTTCCTACACTGGTTGTGTCTGCTTTGATATGTAAAATCTTACCATTCGGCCCTCGTAGATATGCTTCATATTCTGAACCGCGGTCTTCTACTCCAGCTGGGTTTTTAACTGGGTTTACCTTTTCTACTACAGTGCCCTCTTTCCACTCTAGACCAAATGCTTGAATTTGTTTTGATAGTCCACCCTTATAATAAAACTTATGCCCAACGACATAATCCAGTTTTAATACTGAACCCTCTAATAATAAGTTCTCTCTTCTTTCTTTTATAAGTCTGTGGATTGTTTCTGACATAATACTATTTATCTAATCTGCGATACGACTAAAGTTTTTATACTTCTCAAACCTAACAACATTCTCAAATTTATCATATAATATGTCACCTTTGTGAGATATAATGAATGCATTTGTGTTTTCTGTCAAGGTATTTAGCATTTTCATAAATTCATCTGTTCCAGCTGCGTCTAATGAACTATCAAACACTTCGTCTAATACTAATAGATTTGTATTCACGGAGTTCTTCATTCTTGCAACTGCTCTCCATGTGAAGAGTAATGCAAGGTCAATTCTCATTTTCTCACCTTGAGAGAAGTTTTCATATTTAAATACATCTCTAAATCTAGATTTGATTGTCTCGTCAAACGATTCGTCCAGTTCGAACCCAACATAGAATTCTAATTGTGCAAGATACTTATTAATAAGTTTATTCATAATAGGAACATACTGTTTAATAATCTTTTCCTTAACACCTTGGTCTCTTAATAAGAGAGTTGCAATTTCTAGATAATGACCATGGTCGGATAAGTGTTCCTTCTTCTTTAACAGTGTAGATAAATCGTCTTCGGCCTTATTAACTTGTTCGTGTGCGTCAGTATTACCTTCTTGTTCTTCTTCAAGGTCTTTGATTTCACCTTGTAGTTTATTGATATACTTTTGATTCGATACAATTTCAGTTTGTTTTAATCCAATTTCTTTTTGGATTCCTTCGATTGTGTCTTGGATTTTTCTGATTCTTTCGAGCTCGTCATGAAGTCCTCTAATTTGAGAGTCAATAGTTGCGACCGCTTCCTTGATCTCCTTTGCCTTAGCAGTTTTTTCCTCAATGTGTTTCTTCTTGTGTTTTTCATCTAATCCTTGTTTGCATGTGGGACAGTTGTCGTTGTTCTCATAGAATTCAATATCTTTAATTGCTTTATTTCGAGCTGTCTCCAGTTGTTTCTCCAACTCAACCGTTTGTTTGAGTCGATTTTCCGTATCATCTTTATCCTTGATAAGTCGTGTTTGCGCCACCACATCTTTCGTCTTTTCATCAACCTCTCCTAATAAGTTGTCAATGTTAGTTTGAGTTTGATTAATAGTGCCTTCAAATTTAGAAATCTTTTCATCTCTATTCTCACGAAGTGCATTGATTTGTGAATTAAGACCATTAATCCTTTCTTCAAGAATTGCAATCTCATGTTGATTTTCCTTAATGTCTAATGCATGATTAGATTTTCGTTTTCTCAACAATAGCATCATAGTTGTAAAAATAGTTATATCCAAAAGGTCTTCCACTAACTTTCTTCTATCCTTTGCTTTTAATTGCATGAATGGAGTGAAGTTTGCTGACCCTAGAATTGCCACCTGTGTGAATGAACGATAGCTCATTTTGAGTATATTATTCTCTAGGTGGTCTTGGTAATCCCTGACACTTGCATCTTGATTAATCAAAATGTCATTACACCAAATTTCAAATTTATTTGGTTTTGCGCCACGGACTAATTTATAGTCCTTCTTACCAATAGTAAAGTCCAGCTCTACGAGCAGTTCTTTTTGATTGATTGAATTGATTAGAAGGTCTTTCTTAAGATTTCGAAACCCACGGCCATACAATGCATAACATAATGCATCTAATAATGTTGATTTACCAGCACCGTTTTCACCCAAGATTAGGGTTGTTTGATGAGAGTCAAGTAGTATCTTTGTAAACTTGTTTCCCGATGATAGTAAATTCTTATATCTTACTTCCTTGAATTTTATCATAGATAAGTGTGTTCGTCTAATGCTTCATTATACAACGAAGTCATTAAATCGGTAAGTGGCTTTTTCTTACCTTGTATCTCCATACCCTCAACATACTTGTTTAATATCGTTAATGTATCTTCTACATTTTCAACATCACTATCGTCCATTAAGTCCATATGTTTATGGTCATCTACTACTTGTAAATGTAATGGAGCTGCAGTATGTATCTTGTCTAGAAATGAATCGAACCAATATGGATTATCTTTATTAACAACAATTACTTTTGTAAATTTCCCAGTGACATTACTATAGTCTTTATTACTAATGGTTTCAAAATTTTCCTTTGTATCGTCATAGAAAACTTTTTCAAAAATTCTAATCGGGTTGTGAACTGGTAACATTTCTTGTGTATCAGTATCATAGATATGGAAGTATTTTGTATCCCCATAATCCGACCAAGTGAATTCCATTTGGGAACCGAGATAAACTATATTTGCAAACGCAGATTTTTGGTGGAAGTGACCACTATAACATACATCAAATCTTTTTACATATGAATGGTCAAGGCCATGTTGACATGTCATATTAGGCATCATTAATGCACCTTCAAATTCAAAGTGTCCCATACAAATAGGTGCATTTGCAGACATAAGAAACTCAACTGAGTCTGCATAGTTATCACTATTAATCCATGGACTCAATGCAATATTTGCCCCGTCATATTCCTTTACTATAGGTTCAGTAATAATATTAATATTATCATGCTCGAATAATAATAATTCAGGTGCATTTACATCGTTAGTGTTCTTATAATAGGTGTCGTGATTACCAATAACTAAATCCATTGTCATGTTATTATCTAACATAGGCTGGATAAAGTGTTCTCGATTTGCTTTTAAAGAAGAGAAATTGATATATTTCCTACGGTCAAAGTAATCACCCAAATGTAGAATATGGGTTATGCCATGCTCTATTAGATAAGGGAAAAATACTTCCGTATAAAATCGTCCTTGATAATCTGCCATCGCCTGCATATCACCACGGACACCTGCGTGTGTGTCGTTAAGAATTGCTATCTTCATTCAGAAAATTTTTCTAGGTTTGTTTCTTTTTTTACTTTTTTTGTTCGTTTTGATTTTCGAGGTTCATAGACAACACGATTCATGTTCTCTTGCATCCACTCAACATTGGTGTTTGTAAGAGTCGGGTCGTGTTCACCGTCTATAGTTGTGTATGAGTCCATTGTAATATTTGATTCTTCGATTTGTTTTTGTTTGATAAAAACTTGTTTCTTCTCCTTTTGTATCCTTCGAAGAAATGCATAATAACAAATTTGGGTTACATATGCAAACGCATTGTTTGACTTTTCGGTATTGAAGTTACCTATGTATTGGATACAATTCTCTATTGCATCACATATCATTTCATCACGGTATGTGTAATTAATGAAGTTAGGACGAGTGGATAATCGGGTTGCAATCTTATAGATACACTCCCCAATGTATTCAGTCATTCTAGGCGGTTCCTTACCTTTTGATTCTGCGAGTTTACATGCTTTGTTATACTCGGAGACTGCTAATGTGAACTCTTTGTTGTTAACATAGTGTTCTGCTTTTTTACGGTCTTTTTTAGTAGTCATGGTAATATTATACTAGAAGTACCCCTATTTAGCAAGAGGCTTTCTAATATTTATTTTTTTATATTTTTTAGCAAAACCCTCTTGCGTTTTGAGAATTTTGTGGTAAAATGATATTGTATCCAAGGGATACTATAATATATAACATATATCTCTTTAGGTATACTTCCTTTGTATATATTTATTGCGTCTTTAGAAGTATATTACACCGATCATATATCCGCAGAAAAAGAAAGCTGCAGCCCAAACGGGTTCTTGCTTTGCAAATTCCCAAACATTTAACCAATATTCGATAAAAAATTTCATGACATCTCCTGTCTGTGGAGTTGCCATAATCACTCTGGCTACATTGGATAGTTGGCGTTGACCGTAATCCAAATTAAGCCAAATGGTAATAGTATTGGAAGAGACAGTAGTATGACAAATTCTACGACTTCACAAGTTCTCTGATATGCATCAGTCCTTCTTAGGTTTTCGATATGTTTCCCTATGCTCTTCGCAAATTGTAAAACTGCTGTGGTCATGGGTTCCTTAATATTAAACATTCATAGGTGTTATACCGTTATATAACACTGATTTATTTATATAAGAAATAATCCTAGTGGATTTTTTTCTTGTCGGTAGGTTGTACCATGTGTTCAAAGTCTGCCATCTGTTCATCAAACTCATCCCACTCTTCTTCTTCAATTCTCTCTAACATTCTTTGTTCCCTTGGAGTAATAGGCCCGCCTGTTTGTTCCATTAGGTCTTGGATAATTCTATCCATATATGCTCTGTGTAATTCCTTTCTATCTTTTGTTAAAGGGATTGTTCCATTTTCAACCATGTCGAACCATCTAGAAGAAGCTTCATCATAAAAAGGAACGAACTGTTGATTCAATAAATTTCTGTGTGCAACCATATCATGAGGTATGATTACGGTTGGGTCAGAAGACATTGGTGAATAGGGATAGAAAGTTGCAAGTGTTTGTTGCTGAGCTGTAATAAGTTCTAGTTTACATATCATAGGTAAAGTAACTGCAATACCGTTTTGATTTTCTTTAGTCATGCCTACAATCTCTTGACCAGTCTTAAGTTTTAAGACTTCGTATTTGGTAGGAGAGACTAAGTCGTTAGGGTTCATTTAAATCAAATTGTTTAATTTCGTAAGAAAAATTTTCCTCGTTGTATATATTTATACGATCTTTAAGGTGACTAAGGGTATAATTCTTATATTGAAGGTCGTCTGCGATATCAAATAACCTCATGTTTTCCTTACCTTCCACTTTACGAAGGCCTCTACCAATCGATTGTAGATTCCGTATTCTAGATTTAGAAGGACTTGCAAAAACAATATTATCGATTCTTTTTATATTAACTCCAGTTGAGAAAGTTCCATATGAAGCTAGTATAACACTCTCTTTAGCTTTCTCTACTAATTCTCTAACCTGTTCTCTATCTTCTGTATCTGTTCCACCATAGACATAATGTAATTTCTCTCCTAGTCTTTTAAACATTTTCTTATGAAGTAAGACACCGTGCTTCTCAACGAACTGAAATAAGACTAAGGTGTTTCCTTTTAGACTATAAACAAGATTACATATGAATTCATTTCTTGCTTCACTACCTACAAGGTAATCCATCTCATCTTGGTAAGACATTTTCTTTTGTTTAGTATGACGAAGTATGACACAATCGATATCAATTTTAGCAATAGTCCCATCGTCCATTAACTCTTTCGAAGAAACTACTTTCTTGACTGGGCCGAACATTCCTTCCAGCTGAAGTCTATGACATTCTGAACCGTCAAGTGTTCCTGTAGTTCCAATACGAATTGCAGTCTTACTCATTTTTTCAAGTATACCTTTTAGTGTTTGTGCTTTGAATAAATGAGCTTCGTCTCCAACAACAACATCAAATGATTGCATTACATTCTTGGGTGCTTTACTAAATGACTGCCATGTAGTAACTGTTATTTCTGAATCGAATACTTCCTTTCCACTATAGATTTTACATATGGGTTTATCGTATCCATAGTCTGCAAAGTCTTTAGCCATTTGCTCAACCAAAGCAGTTGTAGGAACAATGATAACCGTTTTCTTATTGTAATATCTTGCAAGTAAATAAATGATTAAAGACTTACCACTTGCAGTAGGTGAAAGTAAGAGTTGCCTACCATACTGAACAGCTGTTCTGAATGCGTCTAATTGATAGTCTCTTGGTGCGAAGGGTAAGTTTAATTCTTTAATAAAGTTTTCATCAGGTTCTCTTTCCTTGTCGCCAATGATATCACTTATACCATTTATTTCGTATCCTCTTTCTCTGCAGAACTCATCTACATAAGGGAGCAATCCAATATAAATTTTATTTGTTTTGATTGAGAAGAGCCTGACCTTACCGTCCCAGTATCTATTTCTTACCGAGGGCATGAACTTTGCATTAGGAACAGTGAACGAGAAAAAATCGAAGAGGTCTCTTTTTAACCCATCGTCACATTGAACTTGCATGAAGACTTCGTCTGTCTTCTTGAGAGTTATTTCAGAGGCCATCCAGTATTCCAAACAACTAAAGATTTTCTTGTTCCGTGTGTGACTGGAGTCACTTGGTGGTGTAACCATGAAGGAAATACTACCATTGAACCTAAAGTTTTTCCACTAAAGGGAGTAGTATGAATTAACTCATCGGGTCTTATTGCCGAATCCCTTGTTTTTAAACTATCAAAAACACGCATAGATTCTAACCATTGAAAATATCCACCCTCATATTCTTCGGGATTTGATAATTGAACTGAACAAGATATCTTTCTAGTTCTACCATCTTTGTAAGTGTCGGCACCTGCGTCTGTATGCCAAGTATAGAAGTCTCCAGTTGGTCTATCAGGTTGAGCTTCGTATATAGTATACTGCCATGCCTCCATACCATCTACTTCGTAATTCCAACCCGCCACTTGATTTGCATGAACCATTCCGTCAAATATTTTTTGTTTTAACACTTGGTCAAAATCACCTAGTTCGGCACCGTGTTCTAACCACTTATTAGTAGACTGTCTTATTGAATAATCTTGACTACCACTCTTACCTTCTGTTCGGTGCTGTATTCCGTCTTTGTCTTTTCCACCAAAACCCAACCTTCCCTCTTGGACGGGAAGCTTAAAAGCATATCCATGGATATAATCTACTTCTTCTTGAGTTAGAAACCCCTCAAGAATAACTACATATTGTTTATATAACATTAGGAACCCGCCATAAACTTACGCCATTCAATGGTATTCTTAATAGTTTGGTGTCTCCATGTTATATTTTCCATACACCTCTTTAAGAAATCAATCGTTATCTGTGCATACTCGGTCTGTGCATTTATAGTTTGCAAGTCTTTATCTGCATTAAAGAATATCTGCATATCGTTTTTCATAATTTTAAGTCCGTCAAATGGGTCGTCTGACCAACCAAGTTCTTTGATTCTGTCTTCGTCCATTTTACCATTGAACCATAACCATTTATCTTTAAGAAGTATAGAATATCTAAGGTTTAGATTCTTATGCCTAATAACAGCGTCAGTTAAGAGTTCGGAGTATTTTGCGTGGAGTCTTGGAAGTTCTAAAGACGACTTATCTAGTTCGATATCGTCAATTTCACAATCCTTCTTCCACTCTTCTTTCAATTCATCTAGAGTCATAATATACCTATTATACCATATTTATGGTCTTTAGGGAAGGGGATTTTAGGAAGTGGTAGCTATGTCGTAATATGTAAATCTGAATTCAACGGTTGCAACAACGGTCTCACCGTCTGCACCTGATTCTAATTCTATACCACTTAAGGATATGGGGAATGCGTCATGGAATCTAAAGTATCTATTTGGTATATTTTTGTTTGTGTTTGTAACCAATGTGATATCTGAATACTGATTAACATCTGCATCAATAGAACTTAACTCCCCTGTAGTAGTTTTCTGAGCTTGAACTAAGTCACGAAACTTAGTTGGGTCGGAAACTGGAACAATTTGATCCATCCAATCGAAAATTTCTTTGAAGTTTGTAAGGTCTTCGTCTACTAAGAATCCAACTGATAATGAATCAAAGGTAATCTTATCGCCGGGAAAATATGCGTCTAAACCAATTCCCGCTGCAAGAACTGTCTCGGTAAATTGAAGGCCGGGAATATTTACAGTCTTAACAAAGAATTCTGTATTAGGAACCTTATCAATAAGTAACCTAAAGTTATTCTTACTTAATAATGATTTATTAATTAGTGAAGTATCAGCCATCTTTTTTCTCTAAATGATAGGGTATATCGTTATACCTGTAAAATTTCCTAGTCGGCCAAAACCAAAACCAACCCCTATACTTGTGTTGGTCTAAAGGTATTTTCGATTCTACATAATTTTTTCGTTCCATAGAACTATTTATGTAAAGTGGGGCCGAAGCCCCACAATCTCGACACTTACTTCTCGTTTACAAACTCGTTAAGTTGTCTAGCAGTCGCAATGACTTCTTCCGTAGAAACGAATTGGTCACCTAATGGTTTCTTATCGTTTGGGAAGTTTTCATTATGAATACCAACGGACTCATTGATTCTGTAGATGTTTCCTTCTAACAGACCTTGAGCTTGAGATAGTAAGTCGGCTCGGATTTCGAACCCTGATTTTGTTGTTGACATAATTTCCTCCTGTGTGTGTGTTTTCTGTCAATAATAAGGGGCATCCTGTTGTGATGCTCGGAAATATTGTGGTAACTTTAGCAATGTCACCCCCCTGTATTATATTTATAGCAAAAAAAAGGTCTCCGAAGAGACCTTTTTCACTCGAAACGAAATTCGATTACAGAATATTGCTTACTGCCATTTTTCTGTAGTATTGATTTGTTCCTGCCGTAGCCATTCCATTTGATGGAGTAGAGCCAACGAAAGGATTACTAACCATACCGTAACGGGTTTTGAAACCAATTTTTGGTTGGAAAGTGTTTTCGCCAACTGCTCTCACCATTTGAAGTGGAACATATGGGCAATAGAACATACCAGCGTCATAAGGATTTGAACCCCTGTAACCAACTGTCATATAATCAACACCAGCATATGGGTCGATGTATACTTTAACTCTTCCGTTAAGAACTCCAGCAAATGTATTGCCAGTGTCATCAACATTAAGTCCAGTTGATAGAGCAGGTGCATAATCCAATACTCCACTCATAGAAAGAGCAGATGCAACATCACTAGAACAAAGAATAAAGTTACCTTTACCTCTTCGTGTTTCTTGTGCTATTGTATTAGCTTCTCTTTCGATTTGGAATAATAGACCTTTGAATTTCTCAACAGACCATCTACCGTTGGCATCAACATCTAAGTTGAAAGTTCCAGCAGTAGCAGTGTCAGCATCACCAGTCTTCGC